GTATCCATGGAAGCCCTGGCCTACATGGCATTTGAGGCCTCCAAAATGAACTCAATAGTTACGCCTGTCGCGTTTGACGATTTCCTAAAGTCCGTTGAAAACCTAGAAGTGGTGGACAATGAACCCGCAAACCCTACCCAGCCGGCACCTATCGCCGGCAACTAGCCGAACTACTAGTAGCGGTTCACTACTGGCCGCCACAACTGCAATTTGATACGCGCGACATGGCAACGGTTATAGACGTTTTAGAGAAGCAGAGGCGCGAACATGCCCGTAACAGGTGATTTTCAGGTATTCGGTATTCAAGAAGCGTTAAAAGAAATTAACGACTTTGACAGGGTTTTTAGACGGCAAATTACTACCGATCTACAACAGGGCGCCGGTACTGAAATAGTCCAGCAGGCGCGCCAGTTCGTACCTACAGAGCCACCGCTTACGGGCATGGCCCGCGGTGCCATGATCAAAGGCCGAAACGACACGACTTTTAGCGTCCAGCGTGTTAGCGCGGGAATTCGTACCCTGGTAGCGAAACGCGCTAGTAAAGAACGAACCGTTACGTTTACACGTCCGCTATACCTTGACGGGCGAGTAGTAAAGGGCGCCTATACCCAGACCGTGGACTTTAAGGCTCGCCCGTTTGCTCTATTGACCGCCCAACAAAAAGACGCGGCGGGCGCTCTATGGGACCATGCCGGCGTTAATGAACGTAGCCAATTCGTACAGAACCTAATCGCCTATGGAAAGCAGTACGTACCCGAAGCCCCGCGCGCACTAGCGCAAGGCGTAGGCGAGGCTATGCCTACCGTAGAGGTTGAAGTATCAAAGGTTCTAGACCGCGTAAGTGAGAAACTAAACAAGAACCTACGACTGGAGCAAACCCGCTAATGGCTATCAACATTCCAATTATCTCTAGCCTGGATACAAAGGGTTTCGACAAGGCTAAGCGCGAATTTGCAAACCTGGAGGGCGTCGGGGCTAAGAGCGCATTTGCATTAAAAAAAGCCGCGTTACCTGCGGCGGCGGCCGTTGGCGCTTTAGGCGTTGCCGCGTTTGATGCCGCTAAAGGCGCTATGGAAGATGCCGCCGCACAAGCCCAATTAACCCAGACAATTAAAAAAAATACGACGGCCACAGATGCCCAAATTTCCGCTAACGAAAAATGGATAAGCACCCAGGGCAAACTATTAGGCGTAGCCGATGACGATTTACGCCCCGCCCTGGCGAAACTAGTAACGCAAACAGGATCAGTTACTAAAGCGCAAGAATTAGCGGCCTTAAGTATGGACATAGCGGCGGCGACGGGTAAGCCTCTAGCCGCCGTCACGGATGCCGTAGCACGTGCCGCGGGGGGTAACACTAAAGCCCTAGCAAAATTAGACCCGAAACTAAAAGGCCTAATTAAAGACGGCCTAGACGCAGAGGGCGCCATGAGCGTATTGGCGGACACGTTCGGAGGCGCCGCCACCACTAAAGCAAACACCGCGCAGGGACAATTTCAACGCCTGCAACTATCGCTAACCGAAACTAAAGAAACCATTGGCGCCGCGCTACTACCAATTATTGAAAAAGTGCTACCCGTCCTAACTTCATTCGGAAACTGGGCTAGCGAAAATACAGCAGTATTCCTAACCGTCGCCGGCGTAATTGGCGGTATTGCCGCCGCAGTTCTTTTAGTCAATGGCGCTATGACTGCCTGGACCGCCATTACGACAGCCTTTACAGCCGTACAAACGGCGTTTAACGCCGTAATGGCTATGAACCCCATCGTTTTAATTGTTGTCGGAATTGGCCTGTTAATTGCCGCGCTCGTCATTGCCTATAAGAAATTTGAGGGTTTCCGCAACGTCGTAGACAGCGTGTTCAGTTTCATTAAAACGGCGGTTAGTGGCGGGTTTGATTTCTTTAAGGGATATATCGAATTCGTCCTAGGTATTTATAAAGGCATTTTTAACGGCGTCGCTAAAATTTGGAATAACACGATAGGCAAACTGTCTTTTAAGGTTCCAGGTTGGGTGCCAGGGTTTGGCGGTAAAGGGTTTGACGTACCGAATATTCCCATGCTCGCAGAGGGCGGAATCGTGACAGGCCCGACGCTAGCCATGATCGGTGAACGCGGGCCAGAGGCCGTTGTACCTTTAGATCGCTACCGCGGTGGAGGCGGAGACATTTACGTAACCGTACAAGGCGGGGACCCTAACGCCGTTGTAGACGCGCTACGCCGATACCAGCGCCAAAACGGCTCTATTCCTATTCGCGTGGCGTCCTAATGCCATACGTCTATACCGCGGAATATTCCAACGATCAAATAACCTGGACGGCGCTAAGCAACGTACAAAGCCTTTCGGGTTTCATTGGCCGGCAAAAATTAGTGGATACATTTGAGCCGTCCCGTATGTCGGTATCTATTAGATACCCAAACGGCTACGCGTCACCTATTACCGCGCTAACTGTCGGGACCTGGGTAAGGATTAAACGAACCGGCGCCACGTACGAATTGTGGCGGGGCCGTATCCGTAACCTAAGTGTTTCCTACGGGATCCCATACCAGGGGGGCGTAGGAAACGCAGACTTTCTTAACCTTGAACTAGAGGGCGCACTGGCCGAAATGGGCCGCGCCCAGGGTAACGATCAGGTCATAACAGAAGACCTAGTTTTTTACTTATTAGGCGATATCACTACTTACACGGGGCTAACTATTGGCACCACGTTTACCGTTGGCAATAGTCCGACACTCTCTACGGCCACGGTTTCTAGTTCCTACGCTCAGTATCTAAATACGCTTGCCAATTCTGTAGGGGCGACAATTAAAGACGGTTCTAATCAGGTAGGCGTTTATACGAAAGATTTTAACGGGTCCTTGCCGGTGTCATTCTCAGACGTTGCCAATAACTCTACGAACCAGGTTTACGACGGTATTGAATTTGACAATATCGCCGCCGATTTTTATACGCAGGTAGAGGTAAACACGGAAACCGTAGGAAACGTCGTAGTTAGTCAAGGTTCCCCGCCCTATCGCACCCTACGAATTGACACTATTAACGTCAATACGGGCCAGGCGTCCGACGTGGCCAATTACTACCTAGGAATCTTTAACCCGCCGTCGTTCGGAATTAACCAGATTACGTGCCTAGCAGAGGCACAAAACAGCATGAACCTAGAACTGGGTTACGCCTGGTACGACATTATCGGCTATAGAACTAACGTTACTTTTAGAGGCCAGACGTACTACATGACCATTCTGGGCGCGTCAATTGACGCCACTCCAGACAGCGCCCGCTACACGTACTACCTGGCGTCTGCCGATCTAAACCCGTACCTAATCCTGGACGACCCCGTTTACGGAATCCTGGACCAAAATAAACTAAGTTGGTAGCACTATGACGTATCCAGTATTTAACGTAGGCGAGACATTACGCGCCGCCGATATGAACGCCGTAGGCCTATGGCTAGTTAAGTCTCAAACGGTGGGCGCGGGCGTTGGTTCTGTTGCTATTACTAACTGTTTTAACGCGGACTATCGCAATTACCGCGTAATCTTTGAGGGTGGCACCCAGACAGGTAATGACCTAGCCGTACAATTACAATTCGCAAGCGGTGCCGGACATTACGCGTCGATGAGATACGACCCTTTTAACGGAGTTGGAGCGGGAGTTTTACCTACCTTTAATCAGACTTTCTGTTATTTCGGTTTAACTGGTACCCAAAACCAGGCAACGTTCGTACTAGATATTTTTGCACCGTTTACGACTGAATGGACAAAATATACGGGTTCGTTTACGGGTAACAATTTTGCCGGTACTGGTTCTGGCGTAAACGCGTCAAACACGTCTTTAACTGGTTTCACTATTGTCTTTCCAGGCGCAACGAACACAGGCGGAACCGTAAAAGTTTACGGATACAGAAACTAGGTAGTTATGGAACGGCCACTAATCCAAATAGGCGACGTAGTACGCGAAATGACAGAAGAGGAATACGAAAACTATGAGGCGCTTAGTGCTTACTGTGTTTGTCTTGACGACGTTGAGTAGTTGCGCGGACAGAACCCGCGAAAATTGCGACACCACTAAAGCAAACGGATTCTTAGAAAGGAAATGCCCGTGAAACTTGAAAAACGATTAAACAATGAAGAAATTAAAGCGCGCCTAGTTTTTACTGTTGCTATCTCTTTATCGTTCGTTCTTATCGTGTCCGTACTGGCCATGATCTACGGCGTTCTATTCGTCGTACAGCCGGTAGAGGCAAGCGAATTAGACCAGGAAATGGTATCGATTCTCACGTACGTACTTTCCACCCTTGCAGGCGCCCTAGTGGGCCTCGTCGCAGGGAACGGGTTAAAGAATCCGCCTAAAGATCCCCCAGTCGCGCCATGAGTAAAAACCGCCCATATACAGGCACTACAGACGGTACGCATTTAGGCAAGCGCCCAGGTACCGAGAAACTGGTAGACCTCTGTAAGCGTCGCTGGGGGTTCACAAACCTAGGTACCTGGGTAGTCCGTGACATGCGCGGAAAGCCTGGCCAGTTATCAGTACACGCCACAGCCCGCGCCGCCGACATTGGTTACGGTACGGGAAAGGGCGCCCGCGATAAAGCAATAGAGGCGTTTAACTGGTTTCTAGCCAATGCAACCGCGTTAGGTATTGAAGAAATACACGACTACGCGTTCGGAAAATTTGGACGAGGTTACCGCTGTAGTAGAGCCTCTAAAGACGGCGGGGTAATCGTTTACCAGACCCTTGCCAGTTCCGCCGGTACACCTGGGGGTACCTGGTTGCATATTGAACTATCACCCGAAATGGCAGACGACGCCGCCAAATTTGAGGCCGCATGGCGCGCCATCCCTAAGCCCAGTAAGGCTTAAACCCGAAAGACTGGAACCGCCCTACGGGGTTCGTTAGGGTTTATGAACCCGACGAAAGGCCCACCTATGAGGCGTACAGCCATTTTACTATTACCCCTAGCCCTACTCACCCTATGGGCCTCGCCGGCGAAAGCCGTTACCCGATCCTGTCCGCAATATGAAGCACAGATAGCGCGTCATTTCCCGCGCGACGTTGTTAAGACGTTTAGCAGGATCGCCTGGCGCGAATCACGTTGTAACCCTAAAAGCGTGTCGGCGGTTCGGCACACGGGCTACCCAGACGTAGGGTTCTTAATGATCCAGGGATCGTGGCGATCTGTCACCTACCGAATTTGCAAACCAAAACGCGACCATATAAAGGCCCTAACTAATCTTGACTGCAACCTACGCGTAGCGCGCTACCTGTACGACAACGGCGGTCTAGGTCATTGGCGCGGCACGTCTGGAAAATGACACACCCTTTAAATACCTTGTGCTAGGTTACGACTAATCCACCCGACTATATGGAGGTCCCGACAATGTCCCACGATAACGAAACGCCCCGCGTTCCTATACCGCTTAAAAACCTCACACGTTTAGCAAACGACCTACGCGAACACGCATACAGGTACGCCCTAGACAACGGCCAACTATGCGCCGATCTACACCAGGCCGCAAACTACCTAGACGCGGTGGCCAACAATGACTAACGAACTACCCGCGCCATACGTAGGCGCTAGCGACACTTCACGCGCCCGCGCCATAAACGAGGACCTCGCCGGCGTTACCACGAAGCGACGCCAACAAATAAGCGATTTAGTACGTTTATCGTTTACGAACGGGTCTACCTGGGCAGAAATTGCAGAGGTAACAGAATTGCACCATGGCCAGGTTTCGGGGGCGCTCTCCAAACTTCACGAAATGGGGCGCTTATTTCAACGACGCGACACCCGTAACGGTTGCCATCCTTACGTTCACGTAGAGTTCCGCGATCACTTTAACGACAACGAAGTAAACGACGAACCAGTAAAAACCCGCTCTACTGTGCTACGCGAGGCGTACGAAGATCTAGAAACCGCCGCCTGGAATTTGCTCTACTCGCAGGCCGGCGGATCCGCGGAAAAATGGAACCATTTAAGACAAGCAGTAAACCAAATAAAGGAATTAAAAAATGACTGAATACTTAAAAGACAACATAGGACCCGACGAAATGGTGGCTATCTGTTGGCTATTTGCCACCGTTAAAAGTACAGAGTGCAAGTGTGATCTATTTAAAGAAAATGCCTACAAAGGTACCTCTACGTTGGCTAAAGCCATGACCGAATGCGTACGCTGTACTTCGTTACGAATGGCGCGCGTCGCCTGGCCGTTTACCGTCGGATTCATTGAGGAAACGAACTAATGGCGTTCGACATGTCCGACTACGTAGACGTTCGGCACCGTCTAGAACTAGCCCTACTTCAATACCCAGACCTACGCGTAATTGAGACAGAACCCCAGTTAGTAACAATGGGGGAACGGGTTTATATCCAATGCGCCGTAACTGTCTACAGATCACACGATGACCCAACGCCAGGCCGCGCTTACTGTTGGGAAGTATGGCCAGGCCGTACCCCATACACAAAAGACAGCGAACAAATGAACGGCGCCACGTCCGCATTGGGGCGCGCCCTGGGCTATATGGGGTTCGGTATTAAGTCGGGCTTAGCGTCCGCCGATGAAGTACGAACCGCGCAAGGCAACAGCCACCCCGCCACACAACCCCCAGAACAGCCACGCCGCCCCGTCGCCGGCGGTAACTCACGCCCAGCGTCCTCTAATCAAGGCGGAACTATTACAGGCCTAGCCAGTAGTAAGCAAATAGACCTAATCGCCACAATGAGAAAAGAACGAAACCTAGACGTTTGGGACGCGACAGACAAAACGTTTACAGACGCGTCCGATGAGATCACAAGGCTTAAAGGGGTACCGCGCTAATGGCTAAGGACATTCTCATAATGACCGCCGTCGTAGGCACGATCTACGGCCTGCTGTTTTACCTTTTAACGTGACGGCGCTAACCGTTGGGAGCCTATTTAGCGGTATAGGCGGATTAGACCTAGGACTAGAACGCGCTGGCATGCGCGTTATATGGCAGTCCGAAATAGACCCGTACGCATCGCGCGTACTTAAAAAGCATTGGCCAGAGGTGCCTAATTATGGAGATATTAAAACCATCGAATGGGGAGCAGTTGAACCACCCGACGTTATTTGCGGCGGATATCCTTGCCAGCCATTCAGTCTTACCGGCGAAAGACAAGGCGAGGACGACCCGCGTCACTTATGGCCCTGGGTCCGAGACGCTATTAGCGTTCT